CCAGCCCTCGCGGTCAGACTGGATACCCAATGCCTTGGCAATTTCGTTAGTCAAGGGCATGGAATGGACAACTTCCCCGATCTTACCACCACTGTGCATAGCCTTGGCGGTTCTCATGGAAAGCATAAAATTGGTTGCAGCCTTTGCGATCTGGTCGGGGCGAATAAATTCTTCGCTATGATCTAGGCTGATTTGACCGTTGACAGTCGAGACGTAAGCCCAACCAAAGGCGAGACGTTCTTCATCAAGTTGCTTGACGATCTGACCTTCAACGGATACTTTGGTCATTTCCGAGACAGACGTTCCGCTTTCCCACATACGACAGGACCAGTAACGTGCAGATGTCTTATCTGTGGCGGCATCGCAGGAGTGTCGAGAACGAAAATTCCTACGAGCGTCAGGATCGTCACGACGAATTTCCATGTTGGGATCACCGAAGGTGACTTTCTTAATCTTGTCACCATCTTTGACGTAGACACCAAACTTCTTAGTGGAACCCGCAGGCATACGGAAAGGCTTGTCAAGTTCTACACTACGACCTTGGTAGTCGGCTTTTTCTACAGTCTTAGACGCCATTGGGTGACTTTCTGGCAACAGGTCCGTGTCATGCTTCCCTGAGCGGAACTTGCCGTTTCGGATAGCCCGAAGGAAGTTGTTGACACGAGCCATAGCCCACTGTTCAGGGGACGTGACGTTAGGACGAACACTTCCGGGGTTAGTGCGATAGGCACCGATACCACGATCATAAACTTGCTTGAGGGTGCCAGCCGTAACTCGTCCCTTGTCGCCGTACTTCTCGTTATGTTCTGTGGCCTTCTGACGAAGGGTATCCATATTGACTTTTTCGACAGCTTGTTTAGCCTGTGACCACGCACCAGCAAAAGCACGACCTTCCGACATTCCCTCTTCTGGCATCATGGAGTTGAAGACGTTACGGAATACTGATTGCTGATGTGCAGATAGTTTACTACGGACTGCTTTCGGGAGGTCTTCATTGCTACTGTACGGCATTGTTCCTCACCAAAATCATAGAGAAGTTTGTGGTAACTCTTGTGTTGTTTGTCTCAACCAAAGCCGCCACAATATCAAGGTCAGACTTTTCAGGAAGAGCCACAGGGGTTGCAAAGTCATATCGGTAAGTGTTTTGATAAACTTCACTAATGTGAACTATACGGAAATTGTCCCCAAACAGACGGACAAAAAAGCGAACTTGAGCATCTTCACCTTTTTGAACACTAAAGTTCCCGGTCAAAATGTAAGCAGTATAACCAGCAGGGACGGTATAGATACCACTCAGCGTCTGACCAACACCATCTTCGATAAGGCCTACAACAACACTATTAGCAGTGAGTGTGATGTCACCAGCGTTGTTTGAACCGCCGTTCTTATAGAATGCAGAGTTTACACGTTTGAACGGCACAGTGCCTGTAGAGGCGGTGGTCCCATTACAATCTATTTCTTCGGTAATCAAGTTATAGTCTGCATCAAGCCCACTAACCACAACAGAGCCAGTGTCGGATGCAGAAGTAGAAACTACAGTGACAACTCTTGTGCTATCCCACACAGACCAAGGATACATGCCACCAGCAGCCCAAACAGTCTCAGCAGCAGCAGAATCTACATCTGAGTTATATCCAGTGACATGGATAGAAGAATACCCATCAAACTGGCCCTGAGCGATAGAGAAGTAACTGTCTCTAAGAGTTAGGTGTCCCCAATCAGCCATCAGTTCAACTCCGGTGTAATGACAATAGGTAGGTTCCCAGTGTTAGGGAAAGTCTCTATAGAAAGGTCTGCGTAGGTAACTTCAAACTCTGCAAAGTAAGTCCCTGCCGTAGCAGTGTCACCAGTTTGCCAGTTGTAGGTTACAATACCCGATAGTGGTGTGGTAATAGTCATTGTCTCATCAAGAACAACAGAACCATCAAGGGACTTCATATGAAACTTGACAGTTGAACTAGTAAGATTGATTGCTGTTCCGTTAGCGTTTTGCAGTGTTGCCCTCAAAGATGGAGAGGTGTCAGACTGCTTGATTGTAAAGGCCATCTATGACAACTCCATTCTGAGTAGGGCTAAGTTCTGCATCATTGACAGATTCGATGACAACAGCATTTGCAGAGGTGTCACCAGTAATAAAGACGTATCTACGTTGACTTGAGTAACCAACACTAGCTGGGATAAGACCTGCCACAACAAAGATCGTGGTTGGAGTGTCAACCTTAACACCAGTGCTGATAGTAGGTGCAACAGGTGCAAGGTTAATGTTTGCCGCAGGACTTTGTATAGACGTTCCTACAAGGATCGTAGGTTCAAGTTGAACAATCGTAATGTTGGCAGCAGGAATGCTTACAGAAGCACCAATTCGAACAACAGGTGCAACAGCAACAAGTGTTATATTTGCAACAGGTGCATCAACTCGTTTACTAGAAGCAACTGTCGGGGCTACTGCTTGAACAGCAATATCTTTTGCAGGAACCTGAACAACAGACCCTGTTCTAATTGCGGGAGCAAGGGTTACTACAGACAGATTTGCAGAACCAACACTAACAGACTTACCAGAGGCAATCTCAGGAGCAACTGCTTGAACTTGTAGGTCAACAGCAGGAACCTGAACAGAGGTGCCTACAAGGACTTCTGGCGCAAATGCTGCAAGAGAAATATTAGCAGAGGGGATAAGGACAGAGATACTAGAACGGAACTCTGGTGCAACAGCAGCAAAGGTAATTTCTGAACTAGGAACACTTACAGAAGTGCCTGTTGTAACTACAGGGTTATTTGCTACAACAACAATGTCTGAACTAGGAACAAGGACCGCTGTAGTCAAAGAGACATTTGGTGCAGATGGTGTAAGAGTTATATTTGCACTAGGTGCATCAATTATTACACCACCTGCAACAGCAGCCTCAAACAGCCACCCGAAGGAGCCGTTGTTCGTGGAGTTATCGCCTGCATACCATGTCATAGCTGATACGCCCTCACGCCTGTAATGGTCACATAGTCGATGTCAATGTCACCCGCGCCAGTGTGTATTAGAGTACACGGGCTGGTGGCCGATGTCCCCTGTATGGTCAGAACATTGCCTGCGGTGCCCGTAGCCGTGAAGTCAGCAACACGCTGGGTTGTGGTGCCGAAGTTCAAGGTCGTCGCACCTGTGGCGCTGTAGCTGTTGGTGATGTTGGCGAGGGTGTTGTTGCCACTGAACGTCAGTAAGCCTGCGCCAGCTTGGTCTAGGGTGATACCTGAGTAATCGAGATCACCGCCCGCAAACGACTTTGATGAGGCGCTGGTGAACTTGATCGTCCCGGTTCCCGTGACGGCTAGGCCAGTTGATGGAAGGGCGTCCCAAGCGGTCGTCCCCGCAATCGTCCATGTCCCAGAACCAACAGCGAGGGTTCTTGTCGTGGTCGTGTCATCTAGGTTTACGCCGCCAGTAGAGCCACTGATCGTTACGTTGTAGCCGTTGGCGTCGAAGGTGCCAGAGCGGAGAGTAAGGGCGCTGGCGTTTGACCTATCTGTCTCAAACGCATCCTGAAGTGTCACCGACCCACTTGGCGTATCTATAGTAAAAGACTGCGTGAACGTCTTTCCAGCACTGGTAATCGTCTGCGAACCACGACCAGCAAAGGTTATCGTCCCCGTCCCACTCAGCGTAACGCCTGTGCCGTTGATCCAGTTGCCGTGGATCGACGGATCAACTGAGCAAGCCAGCGTCATCGTGTCTGTCGTCCGAGCCGACATGTCGATGGTGCCGATGTTGTAGTCTGCGTTAATGGTGATTGTGCCGCCAGAACTCGGGACGGTTGATGTTACAACCACAGTGTCTTGTGCCAACGGGAAGTCATTTGTTGTCTGTGACCCACCTTGCGTTGTTGACCAAATACCAAGCCCCCAGTTTGCGCTAGAAAAGCTGCCGGTTGGATATACCGTCTTAGGCGCATCAAACGTGATGCCTGTATTGCCCTTGCAGTCACCCAACCGAGTGCCACTGACAGGAGCCGGGGCACCAGCAATCGTGATGTCGCGGAAGTCGATGTCCGTCAGAGAGGCCACAGCAGCGCATGTCAGAGTGCGGGTTGTGCCAATCGTGTTAGACTGCACAAAGGTTCTCATGGTGGCGTTGGTGCCAGCAGAGAGCGTCAGGGTGCCGTTGATGGTTTGGTTGGCAGCGAGCGGAATTGCAGAAACCCCAGAAGAAGTTTTGCCCGGAAACGACAAATTGTTAAAGGTATTAGCGCCAGTGATCGAAGAGGAAATATTGTTAGTTCCAGTGAAACTTACGTCGTAGAATGTCTGGTTGTTACCAGCAAAAGTGACCGTTTGACCACTAATGTTGATTTGAGATGTCCCCGCTGTAAAAGTAAGGTTTGCGCGCTCACCTTCGCTCGTACCAAGTGTAAAGTTACCCCCAATTGATACTGTTGAAGAACCAAAATCTATTGTGCGAGAGTTGGTGTTATTTGAAACAATCTGCGAAGTAGTCGTAAAGTTGTAGTCCGCAGTGTCGAACGACCCATTTGTTATGGTGATTGCGCCGCTTCCAATATTTAACGCATCAGCCAACGCCCACTCAGCGCCTACGCCATTGATCGTAGTGGTCGAAGACAGTGTCACACCATTCGTCGTGATGGTCTTGCCCGCACCCGTGCCACTCAGCGTGATCGCGCCCGTATACGTCCGAGTCAGGCCAGTCGCGGGCAGGGTGATGTCGTCATGGATGAACAGCGCAGTCGATCCAGCCAGCGTCACGTTGCCAACAAGAGGGCCTGCGACAGTCAAAGCCTTGCAGCGGTTGCCACCCGTGATGGCGTTTACAGTGGCCGTGTAGGCCGTAGCGTTGGACAGGCTATCGAATACCACATCGTCATGGCTACGAGGCAAGGATGCTCCACTAGCGCCACCAGAGGACGTGGACCAGCGGGCCGTGTCATTCCAGTTGCCAGTGCCACCGACCCAGTAGCGAGTGCTGTCGGCGGGCTTGGCTGTACGATAGACCGGGGCGGCAGCGGTTCCCGTGCTGTTTGCGCCAGCATAGAACTCCGCAGGGCTTGTAGCTGCAAAGCCGATGCTACCCATTGCAAGGTAGTCGATGCTGTCTGTGCAAGCACCAGCGAGGATGTGGCTTGTGCCTGTCCCTGTCAGCGTCACCACGTTGCCAGATGTACCCGTCACGCTCCACTTGCCAAAGGTCTGGGTGGTCGTGCCGAGGGCGATGGTGTGAGCGACAGTCTTGGTGCTGGCGAGTTCGGTGAAGCTGTTGTTGCCCGTAAAGGTCAGCGTTGATGTGCCTGTTGCACCGCCGATGGTCAGCTTGTTGTAGGAAAGGCCGCCACCCGTAATGGTGCGAGCGCCTGTGCTGGTGTTTGACAGCAGGATGTCAGCAGTGCCTTTGTAGAAGGCAAGGTTTGTTGTTGTTGCGGAGGCCCAAACTGCCCCTGTCCCAGATAGCGTCCACGTTCCAGAACCCATTCTCAGCGTTCTGACGTTTGAATAGCTAGTATCGAAAAGCCCAGCCGTCACATTATAGCTAACAGCATCAAACGTCCCAGAGGCTAGAGTTAAGATCCGAGCAGAAGTAAGCTCCAACGCATCTGCAAGCTGTACGGTACCTGTGCCGCAGTCGATGGTGATGGGACGAGCGAACGATACTCCGTTACTGGTGATCGTGGAGGTGCTGCGGCCAGAAAACGTAATACTATTGTTTGTGCTGCTTACTGTGGTGCTGGACCCCATAGTGACATTTCCGTAGACAAATGGCGAACCGTTAGTGCCAATCGTCATCGCGGTTGTTCTTGCAGACATGTCGATGGTGCCGATATTACACGTCTCAAGTCCTACCGTCCCAGCAGACCCAGTGTTATCAAACACCGCAGTGTCCTGAGCCAACGGAAAATTGTTCACCGCAGGAGTGCCGCCAGACGATGATGCCCAAGCCGTGGCGCTCCAAAGCACGGTTCCAGCAAGGTTCCAATAGACCGTCTTGGGTGCAGGGAAGGTCACGCCGGAGTTGCCGCCACAGTCGCCTGCACGGGTCGGAGAGCCGCCAGCGGCGGTGCCTGCAATGGTGATGTCGCGGAAGTCACAGTCGTCAGCGGACAGCGTTCCTACGGTCAGGGTGCGAGTGGTGCCGATAGCACTTGAGCGGAGCATAACCCTGCGGATAGCCGAAGCACCAGCGGCGGTCAGTGTGCCTGTGATGGTTTGGTCGCCAGAGAATGATACTTGACACAAGCCAGCAGAAGCAGGGGCCGTGATCGACAGGTTGTTGAAGGTGTTGGATTGGTTAATAGATGAAGAATTTGCCGAAGTGCTGGTTAAAGACACATCGTAAAAGGTTTGGCCCCCACCACCGAGGGTCGGGACAGCACCAGTCATAACAATGGACGACGTGCCAGCATCAAGCGTCATGTTGGTAGATGTTCCAAAGACCACATCACCACTCAACGTAACCGTGCTTGCACCCAGCTTAATCCCGCGTACGTTGCTGTTGCTGGACGACAGACTGACCGCCGTGACGTTGTAGCCCTTGGTGTCGAAGGTGCCATTGGTGACGGTGAGGGTGTTGCCGCTGTTCAACGCATCAGCAAGCTCGACTGTGCCGCCAAAGGAGTTAATTTCGATGACGCCAACGAATGTCTTACCTGCGCTGGTGATGACTTGGGTGTTGCGGCCAGAAAAGGTAAGCGTAAAGTTTCCACTGATCGTGATCCCAGAACCAAACGTCCAGTTACCATAGATCGCTTGAGCAGCACCAAGGGTCAAAGTAAGCGCACTCGTCCGCGCACTCATGTCCACCGTACCAGCATAGGGGATGGAGGCGTTCATTGTGTGAGTGCCAGCAGTGGTGCTTTGGTTGATTACCGCAGTGTCTTGGGCCAGCGGGAAGAAGTCGGTGTTAGGCGATCCGCCAGACGTATCCGACCATTGATCGTCGGACCAATTACCCGTACCGATGCGGAAGCAGTTCTTGGGCGTCGAGAACGTGATGCCGCTGTTGCCGCGAAGGTCGCCAATGCGAGTGCCTGTCAGCGTCCCGCCAGCGCCAGTGACACGGATGTCGCGGAAGTCCACGTCTGTCACGGTGCCAATGGTGGCGATCTGCATATCACGCATAAGCCCCTCTGTTGAGGAACGGAACCAAGCACGGCGGTTGCCCTGAGTGCCAGAAGTCGAGAACGTGCCAGCAATGACGAAGCCAGTGCCGACAGAAAACTCCGTGACGCCATCAGCAGGCTCAGGCGTGAACGTCAGGTTAGCGCAGGTGGCGTTGTCTGTAACCGTGACCGTGTAGTGGGCGGTGGCAGAAGCCGCATCGAAGATCGCATTGTCAGAGGCTGTAGGAACAGAAGCGCCAGAGGCACCGCCTGACGTTGTAGACCACTTCGTGGTGCTGTTCCAGCTTCCACTTCCACCAACCCAATACCGATCAGCCATATTTACGCCCTCACATATCTCACGCCGTCAATTTCTAAAAAGTCTGACTCTGGTTCTTCGACAGGGGGAGCCTCAACAACAGCAACCCAATTATTGAAACGGCTTTGTTTCATAGCTTCGATTTCATCTTCTGAAAAACTGTGGTCATTAGACAAATTCAGAGCATCACGAAACTTTCCGTGAACAGGGTGGATAAACTCGAAGTCGATTTTCATGTTATAACTCAAGCAACAGTGAAGGTGAAGATACCGCTAGCATTCCAGACGATTTTGAAATCAGTCGTATCGCCAGCCGATTGCGAACCGTCAAAGTCAATGAAAGCAAGCGGGGGATCGTTGGCATCAGTGTCATTATAAATGATAGCGTAGGAAGCTGTAATAGGGCCACCAGAGGCGGTCCACACAACATCGTCTGCATCAAACTTAGCATCGTTGGTGGTGACAGTCGTAACAGATACGTTAGCCAAGGCTTGACCACCAGCAGTGTACCCAGTGCCAGTAGTGGCTTCAGTCTTGGTGACACCAGCAAGGGTGGTGTTGGTTGCATCAAAAGTGGCAGCCGTGTAAAGGGCTACTTTATAAGTATCAGCAACAGCGTTGCTACCATCCGCAAACAATTTGGCGGTCTGGTTGTAAAGAGAGATAGTTACAGCCATTGTGGCCTCCAATTATGCGATTGGTTGTTCAGGAGCAACTTGTTGAGATTTACGCTCTTGAATTTTGTTTTCGTATTTAGCGGGATCGAACTCGATCTCAGCAATATTCATAAGGTCAGTTACAACCTCAGTTTGATCTTGAACCTCAATACCTGCACCATTGATATTACGCAGGAAAGAAGCAATCTCACGAAGATCGTGGGGGGCAACATCACCAGCAACAAGTTTAGGCATAGTCGCCCAATCAAGGCCGTTCAACTGCCACAAACGCTCAACCAATTGCTTGTTCAGGACATCTACAATCGTGTTGATGTAGCTTTCGAGGCTTCTGAGGAAGAGGTCAGTCTTAGTCTTTGACAGAGCATAAGAACCGCTGCTACTACCAAGCATAAGAAACTCAGCCATAAGGCTACGAGCAATATCATGCTGGTAACGCTTAACAACAGGATCAATGTCGATGGAGCGAGAGCCATTAGCAGTAATCAACTCCACATCCATGAGACGCTGGTTAGTGGGTTTGCCATCAGCATCTACATACAGGTCCGAGGGAAGAAGGGCATAGCCTTGTTCGTTGTTCTTCAGGTCACGCAGGATACGCTCAAATTGACCACGAAGTGCAGCCTGATCGGCAGTAGCATCTGCACTCAGATACTCCGCAGGCATACGGCCAACAGGCACCCCATGAAGTTCTCGCTCAATAGCAATAGCTTCATATCCCTGAATCTTGTTGAGGTAAGTGTAAGAAACATAAGCGTTGCGAAGAACGGAGCGACCAGAGGGATCATTGTTGAGGCTCGTTGTGCGATAATACAGGGATTTTTCGACAGGGATCATTGCAGGGCGTTTGCCCCACACAGCCTCTTGGTACATGCCAAGAATTTCACCAGTGTTCTGGTCAACTTCAAACTCTTCAACAGTCCACGGTGCGCGGATAGCAATCTTCTTTACACCGATACGACCATCTTCGTATTTAGAGTTTTTCTTCGGGGAGCGGGCATCACCACCACGGACCTTGTAGACAACCTCGAACCACGAAAAACCATAAGTCAAGTACGACAGGGCTTCCGAGATGTGGTCGTCAAGGCTGTGGTCCATGTCCTCAATGACAGATTTCAGGAAGTCTGCCTCTCTTTTAGCAGCTTCACTGTCATCAGCGGGGACAATATCAACTTTGACATCACGAAGGGTCTGTTCCACAGCATACATCACAGAGCCGACAATCGCATTATTGTCACGCATCTCTCTGTATTTCTGGATTGCCCTCTTACCTTTGAGTTCTTGAAGAAACTCGTCAGCACGAATGTCACCCGTGTAGGTGTTCTTACCATAGACACCAAGTTCAATCTTGGCTGCGGTTTCCGAGAGTTTCTTCATTTCACTACCTAATTCCGGCTGAGAAGACCTTTCGCATCAGCATAGGCCAAATTGAGTTCAGGTTTAGCCACACCTTTGAGGGCAAGTTCAGTTACAGCCCAGACCATAGCATCAAGTCTGTCAGGCGAACCAATAGAGCCTAGAGGACACCACTGGACCATCTGATCTTCGAGGGCATCTAGACCCTTGACATGCTTTACCCGACCCCGTTCATAGAGGGCCGAGACAGGTTCTGCACGAGCGAACTTACCACGAGAAGCGTGTACGAGTTTGATGGGGATAGTCTCATCTACACTCTTGAAGGTGTATCGGACCATCTCACCACCTTGGTTGCGCTCTGCAACAATACGATCAGCCCCGTACTCATGGTACAGTTCGATAGCTTTAGCAGCCCAACCTTCGGGAGTATATCTGTCTGTGGCATCTTGTAGGATATAGCAGACACCATTGATGTCTTGCCCTGCTACAACAATACCAGTCATGTCACTCTCAGCGTTAGCGGAAACAGCCGGATCGACTGAAACAACAACACGAGCAAGTGTTTCTGCAAACTCTACGGGGTTATCAACTTCAACTTCACAAGTTGCTAGGAGTTGACGGTTCCACAAGGCACCAGAGGCTTCATCTAGAACTTCTGCGTAGAGTTCCTGACGACCAAGGCGTGTGCCTTCATATTGAGATTTAACGGCTTCAATATAGCTTGTGGCAAGGTTGGCAGAGTTATCGAATGTAGAACCATAGGTCACAACGGTCTTAGGGTTCTTGAGAATGTCTCTAACGAGTTTTGTAGGCTTTGGGGTTGTGGTAACACAGACTTGAGGGTGTTTACCTAGACGGAGACAGAAGGCTAACATGTCCCATGTGTCTCTGTCTTTATTCCAAGCAGCAAGTTCATCACACCAAGCAGCCTCAAACTGAGGGCCACGAAGACGTTCAGGCTCTTCTGCACTAAAGAACTGGACGTAGGCACCATTCTCCCACGTCAGAAGACGTTTGGTTGGCGACCACAAAGGCTTACCTAGAGGTACACCTTTAAGGGTCTTGTCATTCTTCCAGCAACGAGCAAGGAAACCTGACTCACCGTTAATCATAACCCGTTCAATGTCGGAGTTGGTAGCAGCAATGGCAGCAATACGCTTATGCCCCTGCATCACCTTACCACGAACCCATTCAACACCAGCACGGGTCTTACCGAAACCACGACCAGCATTGATGAACCAAGTGTTCCAGTCACCCTGTGGGGCAATCTGTTGTGGTCTAGCCCAGAAGGGCCAAGTGTAGAGAAGTTCTTCGGCTTTAGCTTGGGGAAGCTGCGACAACAAAGAAGTCAGGTCTTCGCCCATAGCCCTTAGATCGTCAGCATGGATTGGAAGACCGTTCTTACTCATTCTTCGGATACTACTTTTTTCTTACCAAGGAGTGCAAGAAGATCATCAATAGCCCCAGTGTCTTCTTTGACTTCTTCGGGGTCAACTTCTTCAACCTTGATTGTCGGGTTCCAACCAGCCTTACTACGAAGGAAGAGTTCAGCAGCTTTAAGGTCGCCCTCAAGGGCTTTGTTGACCACAACATTACCTACTGCTTCTTGAATATCAGCCCTAGCTTCTGCAATGTCATTACGGTACGTCTTGTACATACCGTTCATGGAAGAGGGTGCATGGTCATACTTCTGGATGTTGTCCAAGATGACCTTCATTGCTACACCAGCCCGAATGGCCTTACGAATGTAAGTAGCAATGTGGAGATTGTGTTTCAGCTTCTCAGCCATAGTCGTCACCTTTCAGGCTGACAGAATAGAGTAGCAAACCACATCGGCACCCATTTCGTACTACAAATGATTCGGTGAGAGAATGTGATGGTTGTGGCTTGCTGGTGTATATATAGTTGTATCCACAGGGTTTGTCAAGGGGT